GCACGTTCTTGATCACCATGCTCCATCACATGCTGAGCATCTGAAAGAATTGACATCACTGTCATCTCAATTCCAGAAAGCTGAGTTGTAATTGAATTAATATATTGGTCATAGATGCTTTGTTGATCCATACCAAACATTGCCATTTCTTGATCGGTTGTCATTTCTCTCTCCATTCCTTATATTATTAATATATGATATTTTGAAAAAAATGTCACTCTTTTTCTGTGATGAGCTCATACAAAGTTGTAATAGCCATGATACCGAATCCTAATATAAAGACCCATGAATAAGCTGAAAAAACTGCGATAATGGCGTCCATTTGTTTCATCTCCATTCCTTATATTATTAATATATGATATTTTGAAAAAAATATCAACAAAAAAATTATCGTTATATTATAATAGGTTAGGCCGGGGTCTATTTAAATGCTTGTTTTTATTGAGATTTTTTAGGCAAAAAAAGCTGTTATTTTTCAATGACTTAGTAAAAAAACTAACCCATTGAAATCATTAGGTTTTTTTTCTGTTGATATTTTTTTCAAAATATTGTATATTAATAATATAAAGAATGGAGAGAGAAATGAGCAATTATTCAAATTTTACAGTTGAGCAGATTCGTTCTTCGCTTGATTTTATGGAACGCAATTATAGCATCGCAATGGATGCTGAGGCTTATGGTCTTGCTAATGCGTTCCTGGCCAAGATTGATCGGCTTCGTGAGGAGTTGGTCAAAGTGATCCGTGAATTGGATCCTTACACCTCTGAATCAGATATTCGTTTTTATGAAGGATTTTAATATGTTCAAGACTTTTACAGGTCAACCTCGTTATTGTGTGAAACGTCTTCGTGATCTTCATGGTCGCGGATATAAGATTATTCGTTCACATAAGCATCCTGATGGATCTGAAACCTATGTCATGGAATATGTGGGGAGAAAATAAAATGTTCGTGTATCGTTTTAAATTTAGAGATGTTCAAGATTTAAAAATAAAAACGGTGATGAAGGTTTTAGCATCTAATGAATCACAGGCCCTATTCTTTATAAAAAGAAAATTGGGTGAGATAAATTGGTATCCTTCAAGTGATAAGCGTTCGTTCATCACACCATTCTAATATAGGAAATAATCTATGACAGAAGATCATTATGTCAGGATAGTATTTAAGGATGGGCGTAAGTTTACTAGAAAGAATATGTCTAGGCGAAAAGCCATATCTGAATACAATAGATATCTAAGAGATATGTTAATTCTTAGTATACAGAAAGTAGAATGGGGAGTTTCTTAACTCCCCATTTTTTTATACCAAAAATGATCTGAGTAGTGCTTCCCACTCACCTTTTCTTCTTTCCCACCCATAGAAATAATCAAAATATTGTTTTTGAAACTCTAGTACAGTACTAGGTTGACCATTTTGTTGTCGGATAAGATCTATTGCATATGAAAGAGTGTGTGCAAATTGAACTGCATGCATATTCTTATTTTCATTCCAGGGATACATCATTGCAAAGTTAGCGCAGGTCTCTGGGAGGGCTGCAAAGTTTGGACACACAACAATATTCATAGCTGACATAGCTTCAATCACAGATAGACAGCTTGTCTCTGGCCAGATTGAAGGATAAGCATAGATGTGCGATTTCTTAAGGACTTCTCTTACTTCCTCATTAGATACAGCACCATGGTAGGTGATCTGAGGGTGTGCTTTACAACGATCAAACAGTTGTTTATATTGTTCGTCACGTTGTTCCCATCCATAGATACTGAACGATGAGTATACATCTAAATGAATATCTTTATATGTATTAGATAATTCTTCAAAGACTGGAACAAGAATCTCAAGACCACGATGAGGGGTGGTATGATAAATTAATCTAACAGTTCCATCAAAAGGTTTTGATTCTATTTCAATAGGGTTGATAGCATTTTTAATGACAACAGACTCTGCATAAGGTAGGCCTGACATAACATTATATAATTGCATCTGCCAATCAGATACACATACTACCTTATCAAATCTTTTTCTTAATTCTGGGTCTTTTAGATGCTCAGATTCTGGATCACCAGGAAGATCATGTAACCACAGAATCTTCTTTTTATCTGGATCTAGATCACGAACTCGGGATGGTATAATCTGAAATTTCTCCAACAGGTCAGCCGGTAATGAGCTGTGGAGACGTTCTTGCATCAGCTCAGTACCACCCCGAGCATTCTTATTCAATTCATTCTTTTCCATAACAAAAAATCCAATTATATAATTATTTTTTCACTTTAAATATGCCACCTGGTAACTTAACACTTACCTTTTCATCCTGTAATCCTACTAGAGTGTGTGCTGCAAATGATAATACACTCCAAGCACAAAAACCAAGAACAACAGAAGCTGCTAGTAAATTATCAGAAGTGATATTAAATTTTAACCATTCTAATAAAACTGGTGCAAATACAATAGCAGCTAAAACACTTAAACCTGATCTAACTGCAGCATCCCAAACATTACAAGGTCTATAAAATGCCATAAATGAAACTCCACCGGCTAGACCGCCTAGGCCAGACATAAGCTTAGCCATTAACGGGGTAGTAATTGGATCTGACATGATTATTCCTATTATCAGCAATTGCGGAAAATGCTTATAATATTATTTATAAACGCTAATAATTGAATCATATCTGAAGGATCTCCATCCTTCTTTATCAATATCCCACACTGAAATAATATTTTCATTTATCTTCTTCTCACGATCAGTTTTCTTTTCGTGAGGTTTAACTAATTCTTTCATAAGCGTACACTTCATTTCACGCTCTGATCCATCCGTTTTTGTAAACTTAACGTTTATAACACCGGACTCTAGCATTCTCAGAATATTAGTTTTAGAAAGCTCCATCACCAAATCCACCTGCTGTCTCCTCAAGATACACTTTTAATTCTTCATAACCACCAATTCGTTTTCCATCTACTGCAACAATAGGAACTGTTCTCACACCAGGAAACATTTCTGTAATCTCTGTTATGCCAACATCTTCTCCAACAGTAATGTAACGATAATTAATACCTTTTTCATTTAATAATTGTTTAGCCGCCACACACCAATTACAATTAGGTCTACCGTATACTTCAATCATTTGATGTCCTTATACCTGTATCTTTGTCTGCTCTTTTCCAGGGACCAAATGCTGCAGGATGATTACCCTCAACTTTAATAAAAGGTTTATTAGTCTCATTCTTATTGGGGTTTGGAATAGTAACCATGGTTTTCTTTCCTCTTGCCCAATGTTTAAGCTGGTCCAGCAATTTATCTGTATATGTACGATCACTTCGCATTGCTCTCAGTGTATCCTTAGAAACACTTTTAAATTTACCTTTTGAAACGTATGTTTTTCTTTTCTTAGCTGCCATAATCAACTATCCTCTGCAACATCAATTATCAATTTTTCAATTGTTCCCAGGCAAGCAATACATTTAAAATATACCATACTTGCCTGGGGGTTTCTACCATTTAATGCAAAATTGGTGAGAACTAAGGATCTGTTACCTGAACCACATTTAGGACAATTACCTATAACAACGGGAACATTACTACCTATCTCAGCACAGACCCTTATTTGTTCATCACTTCTTTGCATTCTTCTTTGCTTTACCTGCAGCAGTTTTTACTTTGTCTTTTGTTTTCTTAGCACCATCTTTAACTGCTTTCTCTACCTTTTTTTCAGTAGCAGCTGCAGCTGTAATAGCATCTGTAATCTGTGATTCTACTTTTCGAAGATCTTTGCTCACTTCAGTCTTAACAACTTCAGCAACCTTCTTGACTTCAGATTTCACTTCTTGCTCAATCTTGAGACCAATTCCAAAAAATTCTTTAATCCATGTAAACATTTTTTAACTCCTGTTCATAACCATATTTACAAATGTAATAACTGTCAATAATATCTGAAGATGGATTCCATTGTTTATCTGTTAATCCTAACTTCTTTTTAATATTATAGCCAGTAGTTTCTTCAAATACATCCTGTAACAATTGTTTGTTGGCATTGCCTTTGCCAGTAGCAAACTTCTTAATTACAGTAGGAGGTACAATAGTATAATCATAGCACCTTCTAAACAAAAAGTGTTTAAGTAACCCAGCATTTTCTGCTATATTAAACACTCTCCCTGTTGATCCCATTGAGTATCCTTCCATGTATACTTTAGCATCTTCAGGAATCTTTGACATTGCCCATTTGGCAATATTATAATATCTTTGTTCATCTGAATAGTAATCTTCATGAAGATCACCGTGAATGTTATCAAAATCGACATCTAATTTTTTACTATCAGTTAGATAATAAAATTGACACTTTGAGAAACCAAAATCTTTAGAATCACAAATACAAACACAGGGTGATGTTAAACTATAATCAATTCCAACAATAATCATTCGTCGTCGTAATTAAATCCGTCCTCATCATCTTCATAAAGGGGTTCATCGTCATCTAAATCTTCTACATATTTTTCATAAACATCATCAAAAACAAAATCTTGATCTAAACTATCATCGGCATCATTTGTACCAACTAGATCAAACAATTTTTTATAGATATCAGCCCTGACAGTTTCGTCTTTTACTGATTCGGAAAGAACTTCAATCAATGCATCCCAATCCATTATTTCTTATCCCTTATTTTATCCATGATCATCTTTCTCTGATCATTAGTATATATACGCCATTCTTTTATCTGTTGTGAGGTCCTACCACATCCAATACAGATAGATGTGGTGGGATCTAATTTACATGACTTAATACAAGGTGTTAGAATAGTTCGCATCCGCCACCTACACAAGCAGCAGATCCAATAGTATCAACATCAATATACTTAACTTCTTTCAATTCATCTTCCCACTTAATATCAGAGATGGTCTGTTGGATCTTTTCCCACTTATGAAGCAGGTAAACATCTTTAAAACAGTATTCTGCCTTCTTAATATCTCCATCAAAGTAGTTAGTAGCAAACTTTTTAAATCTACGAATCCAATCTTTCTTGAGAGTATTCTGATGATTGTCTGCAGATAGATCTTCACCATATCCGTTTGCTGTCATACAAGCAAGCCATAGATTGTCAAATGACTTTAATGCTTCAACAATAAGACCTGAAGCCATAATTGCACCTGCACCATACTTTTCAGTAAGTTGAGCTGCATTTAACACCTGTGTATTAGGTGCTTGGAAGTAATCCTTATCACCTGTCATCGGTAAAAATGAAATGCCAGCAAAGTAATTGCGATTATTGAATACGTAATCCTCAATTGAATCCCAGTCGTCAACAATGACAGTATTAGAAACATTATGACGTATGCCGGGATGAGCGCATCTTTCAATATTTGTTCCAGCATTGACCCAGAACTCCTGTGCTTTTTTAATCAATTCAAGATGTTTAATGCCAATCAATTCATCTTTAAAGATTGAACCTTCTTTGGCTACAACTGGGAAAGAAACAACATAGTCTGTCTTTCCTGATGACCAAGCTGATTCCTCAACCATGTTAGGATTAATTCTCTTAATAAGTTTTGCAACTTCAGTATCTTTATTCAATTGAATATTGCGAATATACATTGGAGAATGGTCAGCATGAATACCAGAAGCTGTCATCAATAGGACAGAGGCATTCCCGGAAGGCTTAACACAAGTAGTACGAGCAGCAGGGTTAATCCCAAGTAGTCCAGCCACTTCTCTATTTGTCTCTTTAACAATTTCAGCTCCCTTTTGTAGAATCTTTTCATCAAATAATGTCTTTGGGTTATTCATCCAACCTGTGACTGATACACCAAGAAGGGCTTCTCTGTCAAAAATTTTCTTAGATGCATCAGAAAGAAATTTAAAATCTGTATAACCAGCTTGAAGTGTTCCAAGAATAGAAGCTGCACGACAAGCTTTATAAAACATTTCTTCACTATCACACATACCACCATTGATTTCAGTTAGGTTACACCCCTGCCAGCCTGACTGACCATCAATCTGAGGATACATCCCAATCTCAACGCATGGATTGGTTGTAATGTCTTTATCATCAACAAAGAAGAATCCGGGTTCACCAAACTGCTTGATTGATGTCATCAGTTTTGCAAATTGTTCTTTTGTTATTTCATTGCGAACAATAACAGCAGAATTATTACTGCGACCACGTTGTGGATTATCAATATACCAATTTCCAGTTTTAGCTCCTGCCATCTCATCGTCATCAGCTGAGAATAAACAAATAGTAGCTGAGCGACGAACACCACCAGCCAATACAGCATCAGCAGCGTGCATAACAATATCATATACATGAATAGGCCTCAAGGTTGCTGTCTTCTCATTAAGAGTAAGACCTGTTAAAATATATTCAATACGGTCTAAAGAACGACGAAGAGGTTCTGGACCAGGTGCCTTAAATCCACCAGAGATCTTTGCACCTTTTGGACGAATAGCTGAAAGATCAAAAGCCACCTTACGACCAGCATATTCAGGATACTTACCACCATTCTCAAAGAAAGAGGCCATGAGAACATCAAGAGCAGTTGCCCAACCTTCTACTGAGTCTTCTACAGTATGAAGCTTTGGAGCTTTTGTACGATGAAT